TTTAATGCGTTCCTCAAGGCCAAATGTACCACCATTTATGCGTTTTGTTAAGCCCTCCCAGTTCTCGGATTCGGCCAAATCATTACATCCGTGGGTTTGCCAAAACCACCCAGCCGAAAGAGCGGCGTACATTGGAGTGGCCACCAGCTGAGGCTCAGTTAAAAGATCTTTTTGAACGGCCTGGCCAAAATGCCAATAGTTGTCGTGTCCCGTCAACTGTATACATCCACGACCGTGGAAGCGCCATCCATCTCCCGACGCCTCATCTCTGTTACCCATTCTATTGGCATAAATCCGATTGGCAATCTTCTCGGCATGGTGGGCGTAAACGGCAAACTCTTCTGGTTTGAACTTGTGACCAAAGAGAGCTTGAAGGGTTTCTGGTCGATAGTTGAGGTTTTCTTCCAGTGTTTTGAAATGGTTGCACTCGTGTGAACACTGTCCAATAAACGCAGCTTGGCGGTTAACATCGTTGATCCCAAACGTTGTAAAGGTTGTGGTCAAAGGCTCGGACCATTCAGGACCGATACCTAACGCATGAAGTTTTTCTGTAGAAATCATACTTGAACCATAATAATGAAAAGAACGGCCACTATCAGGCACATCAAAATGAGCGTTATTTTGTCATTCATATTAGTGCTGAATCACGCCATTTGTGATCACTACAGGGGCAACGGTTAGTTTGTTTACTGCATTGTTTAAGGTGTTTAAATCGTTGTTTAGCAGGCCGTTATATGCAGCTGATTGACTGTTTAAAGCATTAGATACACTGGTCACATTACTAGCAGCCATATTTGTCAAGGCGGTTGTAGCATTGCCAGCCACACTTACAATCCCTGCATTGGCATTAGCTGCCATAGCAGCTTGATTGTTAGACCCAGTATTAGCAATAGAAGCAAACGTACCATTAGTGTTAATAGCAGTTGCTGTAGCATTATTAGACTGTGTGGTAGCCACTTTAGCGTTTTCATAGATGCCAAATCCTTGAACAACGGTGGGTAACAACAATGATGCCCACTTGAAAGCATCATCGCCTGAACTTCTAGGTGCGTCAATCTTTTGCTCTTGACCTCCACCACTAAATCCCATCTGCATGGACATTACAGCGGCCACAGAAGCGGCAGGATCGCCTTTCTTGACCACTTCAGCCAATACTTGATACTTGGCTTTGTCAGCCTCTGCTTTGTACCTAGCAATCGCTACTTGGGTTTCGGAATATTTTTGATAGTCGCTGGTAGAAGAACACCCAGCAAGGGCTAAAACAGCGAGAGGGATTGCGAGTTTAATCATCTATTTTCTCCTTGAGGGATTCTCTTACTTGGTTGTAACTGGCGACGCAGGCTTGGAGGGCTCGGATGGCTTTGTCCCCGTCTGCTGTGATGGCGATAAGATTTGCAGAAGCCTGTCCGTCAAGTTCGGCTCTAGCTTGAGGTTGATCTCCTCCGGTAGTTCCGGTGGCGTTGGAGGAACATACACTATTGGAGGTGACGGGGATTGACAAGCGCAAAGCCCCAGACTGCACGTCAGCAGTAAGCTTGGTAATCTTAACTTGAGCATCATTGTTTGCCTTCCTTAATGCTGATGCGGTCTGGTTAACCTTCTCGTTTAACTCTTGTTCTTTGGCTCTTGCGGCGTCGTTGGCTTTTGCAACTTTTGCCACAGCTTCAGAATAGCACTCTTGATAGCCTTGATGGTGTCCATAAAAATACGCTCCTATGATTGCAAGCAAGCTTGCGACTAACACATAAGGGTTAAACATCATGAGCCTTTCATGCTTTGTCTAGCCATAGCCATTCTCTCACGTTCCTCGTCATGCTCCAATACTGGAGGCGTCTTTGGAGGAGGAGGAGGCGTCCAAGGCGTGTTCATAGCTGACATCACGCCAGATGGAGCCATAGGGTTATAGCCCATGGTTGGCATCATTGGATTCATTCCCATCATCGGCTGCATACCAGGCATCATCCCAGCGCATGGATTCATGTTGGGTATTGGCATCATTGCTCTAGCCCCCATAACCACGGCCAACACGCTAAATATTGACGTGGCTATGATTTTGAGAAGGTCATGTGTGAGCTTGTCATTGGGCGCCATGTCTTTCATAGGTTGCTCTACAGCCACCACACCATAGACAAAAAAGCCCACAATAAAAAGCAATATGATGCAGAAGGTGATCATAATGCAGAACTTGGAGAAGGCATCAAGCAAGCGGACTATGCCGTTGACTTCGTCTTCTTTAAGGTTTTTTAGGCTTGTAAGCATCGGTTAACATCCAAGGACAAGTTTGACTGACTTCACAAAGAGGAGCCTTACAGTCCTCATCTTCCCAATGTTCAGGATCCTGACAATGGTATCTGTATTCGTTATTGCAACCTGTTAATAAAAAGGAAAAAAATATACATATCAATATTGATGTGTATACAAAACTGAATTTTTTAATCATTTCCCTTCAATCCTTACAAGAGCTTTGTTGACCCTCAGTTCCATCTGCCTCACATCCACATACATCCAGGCAATCAGCGGAATCAACAACAGAAGAATTACCAACAAAATAATAATCAATAAGATGGCGAGTGTGTCATGCTGAGAATCATTAGCCATATCCACATCAGCAACAGCACTGTAATTGCTGAAGCCGCCACTCTTCCCCTTATTAGATCCGCCTTTTGCTCCCGTTGCCATTTTGCCCTACGCTCCTTTAGCATTTCCTCTCGTCTTGCAAGCGCTTGCACATTGGCAATGTGACCAATTTGCTGATTGACCCGAGTATACAAATCCTTCAACTCGTGTGGGACGTGGTATACCATATAGTCACTCAACTCCGTATTCAGCTTCTCCATCTGCAAATTGGCAATCGTGATTTTGATTGCAGCCTCCTGGCCTTCGTCATTATTTGCATGCAGAGCAAATTCTTCCTGTTCTTTCACATAGTTCTTAAGAGCGTTGTACGCCTGGAAGAACTTGATGAGAGCATCACTGACCTGTTGGTAAATGAGGTTCTCGTCAAACTCTGGTGGAGGCTCTTTCTTCTTTTTGACCTTCTTCGCAGGCTGAGCAGCTTGCAACTGCTCTTCCTTTTTAGCTGGTCTGAATATAGCTGTTAAGAACCCAAGAAGCCCTTTCGCTTTCTTTTGTACGTCCTTAACGTCTTTGACAACTCCATCAATCTCATGGGTAATGTCAGTAACAATCTGACGCCCTTCTTTGTACATCTCACAAGCGTCCTTGCACATCTTAAAGGCCCCGGACGCCAGAGCAACAAGGGTGAACGGATCAATGGCATCACCTTATTTCTTCTTTAGACCCTTGAGGGTCTCAGCCAGACGTGCACGCTGCCCTGTTTTACCAGGTTTCTTTGCAGCGGCAGCTAGCTTCTTTGCAGGAATCGTTTTACCTTCTTTGACACCCAGCTCTTTACGCAGGGCACCCCGATTTTGTGGTTTAATAGCATCCTGAATCCACTTTTTCTTTTCAGCCATGACAAACTCCGATAGAAAACTTGATGGACGGGGCAAGATAACTCTTGTCTGTCCTGCTTGCACAAAAGAATTTCAAATCTTTAAAGCGCATTATCGTGGCAAAACAAATGCTTGCTCTAAAGAATGTTCTCACAAAATTAAAACAATTAAACCTAGAACTTTGATTGACCGTATTTGCAAAGAATGTGGCAAAGCGTTTCAAACAAGAAAAGGAAGAGGCGGTACTGGAGACTACTGTTCTATACCTTGTATGGCAACCGCCAGAGGAAGAAAAATGGCTGGCCCAAACCATCCAAAATGGAACGGTGGATCCTCTGAAAGAACTTATAAATCTCGCCGCGTCATTGCAGATGTTGTCAAAGAACGTGGTAAATGTGAAGAATGTGGTGCAACAAATGATCTTCAAGGGCATCATGTTAAATCGCATTCTCAACACCCAGTAGAGAGAACCAACCCTGACAACATCCAAGTGCTGTGCAGAATTTGTCATTCCACTAAACATCCTAAGCTTGCTCAATTTATACTTTCAGGAATGGCATATGCTTGATCGCATCTTTGATCCATTTTTCTGCCATGATCATCTCCTAAATAATCCAACACAATGTCCAAGTTTCCTGGGTTCCAAGAAGTAAAGCGTAAATCGTATTCTTCTGGCTCTTCAAAGATCTGGTTGGTATTCTTAAACCTTCCCTCTTTGATAGTATCCATCCAAATTACTACATCTGCATTAAAGATATCCCTCATCTCAGGCAGAGGACATACAAAGTCACAGATAGCCAAGTCGGTCTTATCTGCCAACTCACGCATCCTTCTTGCCTGTCTTAGCCGTCCCTCAGCAGTAAAGTCCCAGTCGTTAAACTGCTCTCTTACCTTGTCCGCATTGAAGTGATTGCAATCTAATTCATGGGCCAAGCTCTCAGCCAAAGTAGTCTTACCCGAACCGGGCAACCCCATGATTAGAATCCTCATCTCTGACTCCTAGCAGGCTTGTATGCCTTGGCTTTGATATGAACTTGGAAACAAGTGTTATTGTATTTGTTCATCTCCAGTTCAGCAAACTCTCTAGGCTTCCCCTGAATGTGCTCTTGGAACCACGGTGTTAAATCATAACCTACGTCTTGAATAGCTACGTCTATGCCAATTTGGAGTCCCAATGTTGACTCCTGACCACCATTCTCTATCGTTTGGGTATTGCGCTGTTGGTTAAACATATCAATCCCAAGAGGCGTGATCTTCCTCACATGAGTAGCGTCATGGTGAAAGTTATCGTGGTTGTGATGGGGAACCGTTATCAGGATCAACCCACCATCTTTTAACACACGATACAGCTCTTTCCAGACGTTGAAATACACCTTGGTACTTTGCCCTAAATGCTCAAGAACATGGTTCAGTATGATCTCGTCAACTGAGTTGTCCTCGAAAGGCAAACGCTCTTCCAAGTCAGCTAGTACGTCAGGCTTACAATTCTCATCATTGTCTACGTTGACGTAACCTTCTAGCTTGTTATACCCACATCCGAGGTTAAGCTTCAATTCAAAGCATCCAACTGGTCGTGAGTTGTACAAGCATCAATTGCCGCTTCTCTTGTTTGCATAGCAGTTAAAGCTGTAGCCACTGCGTTTGCGTCATAAGCAGAACCGTTTCTAGCTTGTTGGTTGACAACTTGTTGGAATGTAAATGCGGCATTGGCTTTCATGCCAGCTTTGCGGTCATCCACGCTGATATCGAATGTGCCATACACAATCTCTACTGGGTCTTTGGTCAGATCAAAGGTGTGGGCTGTGTAGCCTTGGCGATTAGGAATGATGGTAGGACGTACTTCTACGGCGTTCTTCCAACCATTGTTACCTACGCCTTCTGCTGGAGGGGTATCCCAGCAATCTGCAACAGCCCCGTTAACGATACGAACATATAAAGACATGATTTACTCCTGTGAAAAATTAAAATTTTGCCAAAGCAGATGTTGATGATGCATAACATCCTTTAAATAAATTACCCCAATTGGTTAAACTTCCAACTTGTTTAGGAGATGAATAATTAGTTTGATTTCCAAGACCTAACTGACCAAAATTGTTTCTACCCCACGACCATAGTGTACCGTCAGTTTTTGTTACTACAGAAAAATATTGTGCAGCAGATATGTTTAACCAATTTGTCAGTAATCCAATTTGCTTAGGCGATGAGTAGTATGTTGTATTACCAATCCCAAGTTGACCAAAAACGTTAGCCCCCCAAGACCAAATGGTTCCGTCTGTTTTTATGGCTAAGGTATGGTAATACCCAGCAGATACATTTAACCAATTTGTTAATGCGCCGACTTGCTTTGGAGATGAATAGTTGGTTGTAGTTCCAAGCCCTAATTGACCTTGATTATTAGACCCCCAAGACCATAAAGTTCCATCTGTTTTGGTGGCTAATGTAAAACCTCTACCACTAGTTAAATTTGACCACGTTGTTAATGATCCAACTTGCTTGGGAGAAGAGTAATAAGCTGTATTACCAAGACCCAATTGTCCACTTGTGTTATTACCCCATGACCACAATGTGCCGTCAGTTTTTATAGCTATACTGGCTTGCTTCGCGCATGATACTTTTGACCAGTTGGTTAATGCGCCAACTTGTTTAGGGCTAGAGTACTTTGTAGTATTTCCTAATCCTAACTGACCATCACCATTAAACCCCCACGCCCACAATGTACCATCTGTTTTTATAGCTATAGTGGAATAATTACCACTTGATACATTTAACCAATTTGTTAATGCACCAACTTGTTTTGGAGATGAATAACTGGTTGTGCTTCCAAGGCCCAATTGACCATTAGAGTTGTATCCCCAAGACCATAATGTTCCACTTATTTTGGTAGCAAAAGTGCAAAGTTGCCCACTAGCTAAATTTGACCAGTTCGCCGTAGATCCTACTTGTTTGGGTGAAGAATAATTTGTTGTGTTATTTAAACCCAATTGACCCAAATTGTTTTGACCCCAAGTATACAAATATGGCTGAGGAGGAACAGCCCAAGTCCCTGCCCCCTGAGCCTGTGATTGGCTAGTCAGGTTCCAGACTCCTCCGTATTGTGTGTATGGGTAGACTATTGGCATATTAGTAGGCTAGGGCCATTGTATTTTGTGGACTACAATTTACCGTATTCCAGTTAGTTAATGTTCCAACTTGTTTTGGGGATGAATAAGGCGTATTGGTTCCCAAACCTAAGCTGCCATTACCAATGCCCCACATCCAAAGAGTACTATTAGATAAAATACCACCTATATGAGAAGCACTAGCAGAAATTTTATTCCATGTAGTTAATGATCCAACTTGTTTTGGGGAAGAGTAATAAGTACGGTTTCCTAGACCCAATTGCCCTTGGTCATTTGCTCCCCATGACCACAAAGTACCATTAGTTTTAATTGAAAGACTGCAAGCATAGCCAGAAACTACATTTAACCAAGTTGTTAAAGCTCCAATTTGTTTTGGTGAGGAATAAGATGTTCTGTTGTTAAGTCCAAGCTGACCATATATATTATATCCCCAAGACCATAAAGTTCCATCTGTTTTAATTGCAAAACTTGCGTACGAACCACAAGCAACCTGCAACCAATTTGTTAATGCACCAACTTGTTTTGGGCTGGAATAATAAGTTATATTATTTAATCCCAATTGCCCATAGTTATTTTGTCCCCAAGACCATAGTGTTCCATCAGTTTTAATTGCTGTATTATAAAAGTAGCCACATGCAATACTAAGCCAATTGGTCAAAGAACCAACTTGTTTTGGGCTGGAATAATTAGTTACATTACTAAGACCAAGTTGACCATGATTGTTAAATCCCCAAGACCACAAAGTACCATCACTTTTTATTGCTAAAGTATGATAAAAGCCGCAAGCAACCTGCAACCAATTTGTTAATGCACCAACTTGTTTGGGAGATGAATAGCTAGTTCTGCTGTTAAGACCTAGTTGGCCGAAGTTGTTATGACCCCAAGTCCAAAGTGTTCCATCAGTCTTAATAGAAAAAGAAGTATAAAGTCCTCCAGATATTTTTAACCAATTGGTTAACGAGCCAACTTGCTTGGGGGAAGAATACGATGTTGTATTTCCCAATCCAAGAACACCATTAGTTCCTACGCCCCATGCATATAAGTTATAAACAATCGTACCCGTAGGCGCAACAAGGGTGTTTAGCCCCGGGTCTAAGTATGATGCGCCATATCTGTAACTCACGATACCATCCTTAATTCAACTTTATTTGCGTTCAGGCGTTCTTTGATCTTGTTAAATGGTGATTCCCACTCACCAAACACTTCTTGTCTAAACAA